ACACCTTGAACATATTGCATTGTTGATTTAGCATCGTAACCCATTAATTCAAATTGAGCACCCAATCTTGTAGCCTGTTCAACACCAAGACCAGTTCCCTTACCAATAGCATAAATATCCTGAACCATACTTGCAGATAAAACTCTCGCTCGTCCTGTTTCATCAGCATATCCTTGCATTATGTTTTGGACATCTCCTAAATCACCACCTAATCTGGCAACATAAGCAGCAGAACCTTCAAAAGATGCTCTCATCATGTCAGCTTTTAATCCTGACATTCCTAAATTAAGTATTGTGCTTTTAATTACTTTATCTGATTGCATTAAAAATTGCCAACCAGATTGTAATAGTTTATTTGTATTTTCTAATAATTTCGTAATTTGTTCTCTTCCAGTTTTCTCACCATACACACTTGATGTAATATTTGATTGTTTTTTTTCAATTACACCAAGTTGATCTTTTTGTTTTTTTGTTAAATTAATTGAATTACTTTCATAATCATTTTTTAATTGTAAATGTTCATTTTCAATTATTTGATTATTTGTAATAATTTCAGATAAAACTTTTTGTTTTTCAATTAATTCAAGATTACCAATATTTGTTCTTAACTTTTCTCTTAATCCTTGATTTTCTTTATCTAATAATTTAAGAAGTTCTATTCTTTGTTGTACATCACCAGTATTTTGTTTTGCCATCTGTATTTGATTTTGTTAACATATATAAATACAAAAAAACTGAGAATATATTTTATTTCAGTTTTCCGTATTTTCTATTTAATTCTTCTTCTTGTTTTTTTATTTCTTCATTTTCTTTTTCTAATAAAAATAAATAGTTTCTTCTTCTATAAACTGGCAATCTTTCAACATAACTTGCTTCGAATCTAGCATGTTTAGTGAGGATATATATCTCCTCATTAATCATTTTTTTATAATCACTTGCTAGATGTCTGGGGAAAAAAAATCCAGACCGATTGATAACGAGGCATTAAATTTAAAGCCATCACTTGTTTTGAATTCATATGACATATCAACATCTGGTGAGACTTCTATGATTTTTTTTCTTATTGTATAAGCATCTAATGCTGGCATTGCATCAACAAATCTTTCAATATATGATCTGTCCATATTATCATTTATTGATATAATGCTTGATTTTAATTTCATTGTACTATATCTTGAAAAATCTTCATTATATGCTTCTTTTATTGATTCTGAATTTTTAAATATTTGATTATCATCACCAGAAGTTAATAAACGAAATTTAACTGTTTTTTTTCTCATTGGTATTTCAACTGAAAAATGACCATTTGCATCAGGTTGTTCTGTTACTTCCTTATATTTTAATTTTAATAAATCAACAGTTTCTTTAAAAACCGAACCATTTCTAGGATCAGTAACTTGAACAGTATAATTTGTACCATAGCTAGATGTACGAAGAAAAAGAATTATAGAATTTCTATCACCACTTAATAATTCTTCTGGATGAATTCCTTTAGTTTTTATTTTTCTTTTTAATAATAAGTCTAAAACTCTACCACTATCAATTAATGATGGTGTTGTCAATAAATCTTCATCTTCTGAGGTCATATATTCAACATTAACTTCAGATATTCCATGAGAATAAAATAATCCTTTTGATGGTAAAGATACTATTTCATATGATGTCATTAAATCTGGATCAGTTTCTTTAGACATTATATTTTCAAAATTTTGTGGTTTTGGTATTGATGCTGTTACAACAGTTTTTTTATTTTCATCAGTTACAACATTTTGTTGTTCTTTATATTTTTTTAATACATCCGAAATGTTTTCTTTTTGTGGTATCTGTTCGTTTGAATCCATTTTATAATTTTTTATATTTTATTATTGTTTTCTGATAAATACTATAAGAAAATATTTTTTTTATAAATATTCAAGATTTTAAATAAAAAAACGTATTAGTGTTAAAAGTAAATTAAATTATGGGAAAAAAAATTTTAGTTATGTATATCGGTGTTGCAACAATTAGAAGTGAGGACATTGGTACATATACGGCTGAAATAGCTAAAAAAATATTACCAACAACATTTCATGGTGAAGTTATTATTATTCCAATTCAATCTGTAGATACTAGAATTGAATGTATAAATCCAAAATATATTACTGAAACTGAATTAATTAAAGAAAATAATGAAATGTTAAAAAAATTAAAAGAACAATTAGATTATCAGTCAAAATTATTAAAATGAAAAAAATTAGAATAGGTATTGATATTAATGAAACATTAAGAGCCAGATGGTCACAATTTGATAGATTTTTTGTTGAAGAATTTGGTGAAGATGGTATTCCTGATGAACCATATGTGTTTGATTTATTTAATGATTATCCTTGGAAAGATACTATTGAAGTTATAAAAGAATTAAAAGAACCTGAAGATATTCCAGATGACATTAATCCAAAACATTATCAAACAAATGATAAAGGAGAAGCCAATGCAGATTATTTGTTATTTAAAAAAGAAGAAAAAAAGAAATTAACAGCGAAAGAAATGTATAATCGATTCATGTATGAAGATTTTGTTTTCGAAATACATGGTACAGCCCCATTAATGTATGGTGGTATGGATTTAGATTTAAAGAAATTTTATTTAAAATATCGTAATTGTGTTGATTTTACATTATTATCACAAGAAAACGTATTTTCAATTCCATCTACATTATCTTTTCTTAGTAAAATGACAAGTAGATTTAATAATTATAGATTTGTTGAGAATAAAAAGGATATGTGGAAAGATATTGATTTATTAATAACTACTGATCCAGAAATTTTAGAGAAAGGGAGTCCTTTTTTAAAAAAAATAATTAAAGTAAGAAGACCATACAATGAAAATATTAAGGTTGGATCAATACAAATATTACAAATTGCTGATTTAATAAATAATAAACAATTTGAAAAGATAATAAAATTTAAAAACAATAAATAAAATGAGCGAAGATTTACTAAATAATGAAATTCAAAAAGTTGAATTAGAAAAAATTAATAAAATCAAACAATCGATTGATAATTTAAAAGAAAAAAAATCAAAATTTTTATTTGTAATTCCAGATTCAACAACACCTGTTGCATCTGTCTATGAAATATATTTTCATGCAACAACTGTGAAGAAAATGGGTTTTGATGTTACTATTTTAGTTGAAAAAGATGATTATGTTATACCTAAATGGATTGAAAATAAATTAACAGATTTCAATCACATATCAATGAGTGATTCAAAACTAACGGTAGGTCCTGATTCTATAATGGTTATACCCGAAGTATATTCTAATGTTATGGAACAAACTAAAAATCTACCTTGTTTAAGAATAGGTTTGCTTCAATCTATTGATTATATGTATAATGCACTTATTCCGGGAACAGATTGGTCAACATTTGGAATTCGGGATATTATAACAACATCACCAGTAATGAAAGAAATTGTTGAAATGTTATTTGGTAAAAAATTTAATGTTAAAACATATCAAATTGGTATCCCTGATTATTTTGAAAAATCAAATTTACCAAAAAAACCAATTATTTCAATTGTTGGAAGAAATCCAAATGAAATTTCTAAATTAATTAAGATGTTTTATAATAAATATCCACATTATAATTGGGTGATGTTTGATACTATGTTAACAAAAAGTAAACCACCACAACAAATGAGAAGAATTGATTTTGCTGATAGATTAAAAGAACATTTCGCTGCAGTTTGGATTGACAGAATATCTTCATTTGGAACATTTCCTTTAGAGTGTATGCAAAGTGGTGTAATACCTATTTGTTTAAAACCAGATATCATGCCAGAATATTTAATTAATAGAGATGAAAATGGTGTTGCAATAAATGCTAAAAATAATTCTGGAATTTGGACAGATAATTTTTATGATTTACCAATTCATATTGGTGAAATATTAACTAAATTCATTGATGATTCAATTCCTAATGAAATTTATGATAACATGGATGAGATTGCATTGAAATATAATCAAGAAACATCTGAAAAAACATTAATTTCAATTTATGAAGAGTTTGTTAATCAAAGAATTTTGATGCTTGAAAGTGCAATTCCTGTTGAAAATAATAATGATAATTTAAAATAAAATGTAAAATGAGTAATATTACAGTAATAATTCCAGTACATAAATATGATGAAGAAATTTCTAACTATTTAACAACCGCAATAAAATCGGTTCAATTACAAAAAAATATTGATGAAATTCCTGAAATAATAATTGTTTATCCTCCTGAAATAGAGGAAAAAATTAAATTACATAATATCGAAGATTTAAAAATTAATTTTTTAAAAAATAATGGTATAACAGATTATCAATCACAAGTTAATTTAGGTGTAAAAAATACTAATACTAAATATTTTTCAGTGTTAGAATTTGATGATGAATATAGTATAAGTTATTTTAAAAATATAAAGGAATATACCGAAGCATATCCTGATATTGATATTATATTAACATTATTAATTGAGGTGGATGGTGATAATAATGGATTAAAATATACCAACGAAGTTGTTTGGGCACAACAATTTATAGGAGAAAATGGTGAGATGGGATATTTAAATCAAGATACAATTAAACAATATAGTGATTTTAAATTATCTGGAGCAGTAATAAAGAAAAAAGAATTTAATAATGTTGGTGAATATAAATCAAATATTAAATTTAGTTTCATGTATGAATTCTTATTAAGAGCACTAAATAGTGGACTTAAAATTTTTTCAATGCCTAAAATTGGATATAAACATTTAGCCAATAGAGAGGATAGTCTTTCTGTTTCATTTTTAAATTCGATGTCGGTTAATGAACGTAAATTTTGGTTTGAAACAGCACAAAAAGAAGCCAATTTTATAACTGATAGAATAATTGACACAAGTTTAATCATCAAATAATATATATATTATGATTCAAGGTATTAATGAGAGTAAAAAAAACAAAACAATATTTTGCAGAAAAAGAAGAGCAAGCTGTAATCGATTATATTAATTCAGATTCATTAGAAGAGAAAAATAAAATATATAATGAAATCTTAATTGAACCATTTAAAATAATGATTGAATCAATATTAAGATGTTATCCTATTCATATTGGATATTATGACATTAAAGAAGTTGAATCAAATGCATTAACTCATTTAATTGAGCATATGGTAAAATTTAAGCCAAATACAATAACTAAATCTGGAAATAAAACAAAAGCATTTAGTTATTGTCAAACAATAATTAGAAATTATTATAAAGATCATAGTAAAAAGAGTTATATTGAAAAAACAATAAATCTATCTTATGATAATTATGTTGATGAATTAAACAATAAAAATGACTATATTTATGAACTTCACGATGAAAATAACAATCAATTAGAGGATCTTATTAATATGGTCATTAATAAAATTGAAATTAAAATAGAAGAAAATAATCTAAAAAAGATAGAAAATATTGTTGGCGATGCTATAATAAATATTCTTAAAAATTGGCATTTATTATTTTTGGAAGAAACACCAATGGGTAAATACAATAAACGTGTAACAAATAAATTTGCCAAAAATAAAATACTTTTGTTTTTAAAAGAACAAACAGGATTAACAACAAAAGAAATTAGAATTGGAATAAAACCATTTAAAGATATTTATCAGACTGAAAAAAATAATTATTTCGATTTATAGGTATTTATAAGTATAAATCTAAATATAATGAGGCCAACAAGAAAAAAATTAAAGTTTGATGAAGAAAGTGTAAACAATCTTCTTCAGGAAATTTATAATGATAGTCATAATATAAAGGCTAGAATTACTAGATTATTTACCAAATGGGAAACTAAAGTTAAAGAAAATGGTGAAATTGCCGCACTGGGTGATCAAATTGTAAAATTAATTTCTGCCGAAGCAAAAAATCAAGATCAAAAAATAATGTTACTTAAATATTTAAAAGAAGTTGTTTTTGATAATAAGTCAGGAAATAATTCTGCTAAAAATTCTGAAGATAATGAATTTATTTCAGATGATAAAAGAAATGAACTAATTAGTATGGTTCAAAAATCTATGAATAATAAAAAATAGTTGAATGGCTTTAAAAGACAATAAAAAAAATGTTTTAAATCAAATTAGTGCCTATTCTTCATTAAAAGAGGAGAGAAAATCACCTAATTCAAACAATTCATTTAACTCAGTTAATAATAAACAAGATCCAATACCTTACATGTTAGATGTTTTAAAGGGTGTTGTTGGTACTGATGCACTAAAACAATTAGTTGGTGGTATGTTTACTAATTTTATAGATAGTGTTGAACCTAAAATGAAAGTTGGATTAAAAAAACAATTTACTAGTTATAATTCTGATGAACAATTACCAAGTGATTTTAAGACAAATGGTTTTAATATGCCAATAAAAAAAATTGATGACACATCAAAATTTAAAGTTAGTCCAGATTCAACAAATGGTGATTTATTATATGATAAATCAAAACCCAATTTTGATTCTGTAATGCATAATACTATTGTTAATGATGGTACTGAAACACCATTTAGTGCTTTAAACCTTAAATATACCAAATCAAATGATACTGTAACTGTTAAACCAAGTAATAATAATTTAACAATCGGTAAACTATTTGAAAATTTTGTTGATGATGCTGTAATTATTGATAAAAAGGGAATAATGACCGAAGTAATGGACGCTATATATGGAACAATATCACAAACAGAAGAAAAAAGTTTGGAACAAATTGCTAATGAATTAAAAACAGATAAATATCTTGAAAAATTAATAAATAATGAAGATTCATTGGATTTAACTGATGCCGAAAATAATGAAATATTAAATAAAGCAAATGAAATTGCTAATGGAGTTCTTTATTATGATATGGGTTGTGGAATTATGCAAGCACAATTATCACAAAGTGGAATGACATCATTAATTCAACAAATATCGGGGTCATCAGATAATTTTGCTACAGCAAATGCTATTGAAAATACAATTAGTGAAAGTACTAAAAATAATAAAGATATCGCAGATGAAAACAAAGAAACAATAAAA